CCCGGGCCGAACCGGTGGCGGACTCCTCGATCACCACCGCGAAGGATTTGACCGAGTTGGCCAGCATCCTCGGGGTCAGCCGCCAGACGGTTCACGCGTGGCGCAAGCTGGAGGGCGCGCCCCCGCCCGCTGCCAACGGCTCGCACTCGGTCATCGCGTGGCGACAGTTTATCCGTCATCGCGACCTGCATGTGGGCAAACTCACGGTCGAGCGCCACGAGGCTCTGAAAGCCCGCAAGCTACTGGCCGAGGTCGAGCAACGCGAGATTCGAACCGCGATTCTCAAGGGTGAGTATGTGGCATTGGAACAGGTCCGTCTCGAATGGACCACACAGGTCGGCAAAGCCATCGCACTCATGCGGGCGAAGTTCGAGTCGGAGTTGCCGCCGATTTTATCCGGACTGGACGCCATCGCCATCCAGCGCGAGTGCGCCGCCGCCATCGATGAGGTCTGCGAGACGCTGCACAGCGGAGGGAATACTCAGGATGAAACATAGATCGGTTTTTTCTGGATTAGAATTTTCTCCGAAGTACAATTTAGTGAATGGAGGTATCGATATGCCTGAAGAAACTAATGAAGACTTACTAAACCAGTTGCTAGACGGTGATGAATCCTATGTTTCCGAATGGCTAAGTGAACGCGACCTCCTGCACGAATGCTATTGCGTTTACACAGTCTATGATCCTGAGGAGGTAAACCAAGCTGTTCAGGATGAATATGGTGATGAGCGTTGTAAGGAGATATTTGATTGGGCGTGCAATCTATCCAATCGCTGGGGATGGGTGTTCATCGAGCAATCCGAACCGGAGTTCGGCATCTATCACTGTCAGCACTGCGCGGACTCTGAATGGTCGTTGTTTCTTGATTTGGAGAAAAAGACTTCCCTCGTTGGTATGACTACAGAAGGTTCAGATGACCCAGCCGAATCCATCGAGCCAGAAGTACCGAGGGAGTTTATTGCTTACATCGATGAATCTTACGATGGAGAGTTTCCCCGTAAAGTAGAAGGGGCATATTCACTCGGTGCACTGATCATCCCAAAGGCATTTGAAGCAGAACTCAATGAACGGGTTGCAGACATTTTACGAAGCAGCTACAGGGGGAGACATCCGAGGGAGCTGAAACACAGCAAGATAAAAAAGAGCCCCCGGCTATTGAAGGTAGTTGGAGAGCAAATTAGCGATCTACTTAAGTCGAGTTCAGATATCGCAGTTATTGGTTATTACATGCCTCGGGAAGGTTTCTTTGGTGAAAAGGTCAGAAGCATACGTGCGGTTGACCACTACCAAAAGAAAGAATCTGATCCTGCTGAGATTTCAGAGGTTTTGTCTGAAGAGAACATCGAGATAGCCGTCAAAGACGCAGCAAACCAGCTAGCAGAAGCATTAGCTAATATGGTTAGCTATTACATTGCGAATACCGGAAGTACAGGAACTTTAATCTTTGATCCTAGGACCACTCAAGCAGACGATAGATTGCTGGATTCTCTACGCCATAAAATCTCGATATTACCTCTCGGAAGTCCTCATGTCCGCCATAACCAAGCAATCGTGGGGTTGCTCCCCACGGCTGATGATAATCGTATTGGAGACCGTATAAAGTGCGAAATCGGCCCAACCTCAGAGGAGTGCTTTGGCCTGCAAGTTGCTGATTTTCTGGCGGGTGATATACGTACTTTCTTTGCTGAAGCTACCGCTATCCTCGATGAAGCGACCAGTGAAGACCTTGTCGCACAAGACCGCTCTATGTTTCCAAAATTTTACGATGTACATAAACTTTCGGCAGAATCGCTCAGATATCTTCATGTGAAACAAGGTCGAAGTTTTCTGCCTGAGTATCGGGAGAAGCTGGCGAATGGCTTGATATCTTGTTGTACGAAGAATGGCCAGCTTCGTCACGTGAACACGGCCACTGGGGAGGTTTTGAACCTCGTTGATTAGTCAATGTGACAGTTGACGCCGCACTCAGTGCGTGGAGTCCCTTTCAATTATCTGGCGCAATGCCTGGCGTTCCCCGGACCGGCGTCCTCCTTGGCAATGGTGCGAGGAGCATATCCCGGCCATCCCGTATTCGCCCATGCCGGGGCGGTTCCGTTCCGACAACTCCCCGTGGCTTCGGGAAGTGATGGAGGCCATCGTCGATCCGCAGGTGCGGGTGGTGTCTATCCTGGCCAGCATCCAATCCTCGAAGACGACGGGGCCGGAGCTGACCCTGTGCTACATCATCGCCAATTTACCCGGCCCCACACTTTGGCTGGACCAGACTGACGAGGACGCCAAAGACCAGTCGGAGTCGCGGCTGCAAAAACTGTTCGATGAATGCGAGCCGGTGAAGGATCTCTTTCCTGCCGACCGGCACAAACGGCGCAACACCACAATCCACTTCGCCAACGGCATGACCCTGTGGGTACTCGGGGCGCACAATAAAACGAACCTGCAGAGGCGGTCCATCCGTTGGCTAATTGGTGACGAGACGTGGCGCTGGCCGCAGGGCCACATGGCCGAAGCCGAGGCTCGTGTGACGGCATTCGGCTGGCTGGGCAAATGCATCTTCCTCAGCCAAGGCGGCGAGGAAGAGGACGACACCCACCGCAAATTTGAAACCACCGACATGCGGGAGTGGACCTTCGTCTGCCCGGAGTGTGACACCCGTCAGCCCTTCTTGTGGGAAAACGTCGAGTGGGCGAAGGACTGCAAAGATGCGCAGGAGCAGTATGACTTTGAAAAGGTCCGGGCCAGCACGGTGCTGCGCTGCCCGCATTGCCAGCATGAGATCGCGGACAGTGACGAGCACCGCCGTAAGCTTAATGCCACTGGGCAGTTCGTAGCCCAGAACCCCAATGCCGCCCGGGAAAACATCGGCTTCCACTGGAACAGCCTGGCGTCCATGTCGTGGGGCAAGCTCGCGGAGTTGTATCTCCGCGCCAAGCTCGCCTCCCGCAAGGGCGACACCTCTCTCCTGCAGCAGTTTTATCAGAAGCGATTGGCGTTGGCGTGGCGCGAGTTCGTGGAAGATTTCAAGGTGGAGATTGCTACCAGCGCCTACAGCTTGGGCGAGGACTGGTCCGACGAGGCCGCGCTCGGTTCGCGTGGCAAGGTGATCGCGGCTCCCTTCCCCGATGGTGTCACGCTGGTGCCCCTGCGCTTCCTCACCGTGGACGTGCAGATGGATCACTTCTTCCTCGTGGTGCGTTCGTGGTCCGCCGAGGGAGCGTCGCGCCTGCTGTGGTGCGAGCGCGTGGTCACGTGGGAAGAGTTGGAAGCGATCCAGCAGCGCTTCCGTGTGCATGACTCGCTGGTGTTTGTCGATGCCGGTTACAACAGCTATGAGGTTTACCGCCAGTGCGCCCGCCATGGTTGGACCGCGCTGATGGGTGACGCCCACAGCACCTTCGTCCACAAGACGCCGCAGGGGCCGGTCCAGCGGTTCTATTCCCCGGTGCGCCGGATCGCGGTGTCGCGGGGACTCGTCTGCCGCATGCATTACTGGAGCAACCTCCAGATCAAAGACGTGCTCGCCCGCCTGCGCCGTGAGCACACCGCCGACGGCTCTCCGCTGTGGCAAGTGCCCGGCGACATTCCCGAAGACTACCTCCAGCACATGGAGTCCGAGCAACGCATCAAAAAGAACAGCAAGTGGATTTGGGAGCAGATCGGCAGCCGCCCCAACCACCTCTTCGACTGCGAGGCCATGAGCGTGGTCGCCGCCGTCATGCTCAAGATTATCGGGCGTGAAGCGGTAGCCGTGGAGGGCGAAGATAAATCTGCAAATACTTCAATATAAACGAGTAATAGCCTTGATAGCTTCTGCTATCAGAGCGTCTATGCGTTCAGAAACCACAAACCATTGGAGAACAACATGAAGCAGAACGCAAACACCCCCATGACCCGCGAAGCCCTCCACGCCCTGTCCGCCGAAACGCTGACCGAAATACGCGACGCCTACTACAAAACGGGCGAAGGGATTTTGAGCCTGGCCGACAACGCCAGCCACCTTGGCCCGCAGGAACAGAAAGCCATCGCGCAGCTCAAGACCGCCTTCGAAGCCCTCAACCATCTCGGAAAGCACCTTTAACCCCAAGCCATGAATACCACCATGAACAGCACCAACTACGCCGCCGCCCCGATCGATGACAGCTGGGGCTTCTTCGGCACCATCGACATGAACGAACGCCTCGGGCTGAAAGAAACGATCAACGCGTGGAACGATGCCTTCACGGTTTTTCGTAGCGCTCCTTGGCAGCCGACCGACATCGCCATCCGCAACTTCCTGCGCAGCCGCTGGGGACGCCACTTTGCCGACTCCACCAGCTTCTACGACGGATCGCTCAAAAGCCGCATCCAGCAGGCCTCCGGCGAAAAGTGGGTCGCTCAAGAGTTCGCGAGCCTCGCCCGCCAAGGTTTCGACACCGAGCTTTTCGAAGGCGACGACATTGCCTGAGACCATCACCACAAACCAATCATCAACCCATCAAGATCATGAACTGGACCACCAAAACCCTCAACAAACGCGAAGTGCTCGTCAGCGGGGACTTCAGCATTATCCCCTGCAAAAACGGACGCCAGCAGTTGCGCGAGTCCGGCAAGATGCGCGGGACCTTTACCGACGCGGACGCCGCCAAGGCACATGCCGCCTTCATTATGGACCAGCGCAAACCGCCCGCCGCCAAGCGTGAACGCAAGGGCGGCGGTGGTTCCGTCCACCCGAAGATCCTCGGCTTCTCCGCCTGCGCCGTCCTGAAGGCACTCGGACGGGCCGGGGTCAAATACCCCGAGGCCGACGCCATCCTCAAGCGCCACGGCATAGACATGCCCAAGGCCTCCGTCAGCGTCCAGTTGGGCTTCGGGCGCAACGAGCAGACCTGGCAGCGCCACGGCCAGCCCGCTGCGTTAATGGATGATGAACTAAAAGAACTGCGGACTATTTCGTGAGTTCATGCTTGGCACGGTAACGAGTCAGAAGTCTGTCGCAGATGGCCCGTCCTCCTCGAGTCTTAATGGAAATATGCGCTCCACGTGCTTCGTGTTGCGAATAGACGACAATGTCATTGTCCTCATTAAGCCCCCAATCCTTAGCTTTCCTCGTTACGATAACGGTAGCCTCATTGTTTTCTGTGCGCTTGAGGACGACATCCTCTACAAAACTTTTCATCAGTTTGACTGATCGTAATCTATGCATTACGACAGGGTTAAGACTAAATCGCTGTGAATGGTATGGAACAAGTTCCAGAAACGCTACCTCTCGAGATATAAATTGCATCGCCTCTTTTGCAGAGATATGCACTTCATTCGCAACTTGATGAATGATGGTTTTGAATTTGCGTAACCAATATTCGAAACCCCCGGTCCAGAAAAATCGGGGATCAAAGAACAGATTTCGTCTATTACCAGAAAGTTGCTGAATGAGTTCGTTCCGAAGTTCTTCGCTGGTCTTTTCCGCATACATATCGAGCAGGCCAAAACCAGGATTCAGCATGAGGATGTATACAGAGGCAGTTCCGATGGGCCCGCAGTAGGGACACGGGATTAATTGCAGGTGAAACCCAGTTGGTTCATCGAGATACAACCCCGAGTGGATGAACGTTTCTTCTGAATGATCTTGGCCAAAATTCAGTATTTCTTCATCCCCGGATAGAACATACGGAGGTGTACTGAGATTGGCTTCCCCCCAAGTAGTCATTAACTCATGCGACATGTAATCACTGTCTGAAAGATTACCAGTGTGGGCAATCCCACAGTTGACAGTTAGGCGCTCTCATGAGCGATACGCCTGCCGTTGCCATTTACTGCGCCCACACCGAATTGGTCGATATCGACAAGCTCGTCGAAAATCCCCGCAATCCCAACCAGCACCCCGAAGCGCAGATTGCGCTCTTGGCGAAGATCATTCGGTCTCAGGGGTTCCGCAATCCGGTGGTTGTCTCGAAACGCTCGGGCTTTATCACGAAGGGCCACGGACGGCTGGCGGCGGCGCGGCTGTTGGAGATGCCCCGCGTGCCGGTCGATTATCAGGACTACGAGTCCGAGGCGGCAGAATGGGCCGACATGATCGCGGACAACCGGATCGCGGAACTGGCCGAGACCGATGACGATGCACTGAAGGCACTCTTGAAGGAACTCGACGGCCAGATCGACCTGGACCTCACCGGCTTCGATGAGGATTCCCTCGACGACATCCTCGACCGGTTGGAAACCACGGAAGACGACACCAATGCCGTCCCGGAGACGCCGGTTGATCCGGTTACGCAGCCGGGCGACCTCTATGAACTCGGCCCCCACCGTCTGCTCTGCGGTGACTCGACCGACCCCGAGCAGGTGAAGCGCCTGATGAACGGCGAACGCGCCATCCTGTTTGCTACCGATCCGCCGTATCTGGTCGGCTACGACGGCACTAACCATCCTGGTACCCGCCCGAAAACCAATACCGACTGGTCGGATACTTACGGCCCCACGTGGGACGAGGCCGACCTCGAACGCAACAATGATCTCTATGACCGCTTCATCAAGGTCGCCATCGAATACGCCATCGAACCCAACGCCGCTTGGTATTGCTGGCACGCCAGCCGCCGTCAGATGATGGTTGAGCAGTCCTGGGAAAAGAACGGCGCGTTCGTCCACCAGCAGATCATCTGGCACAAGCCGAACCGTCCGATCCTCACCCGTTCGTGGTACCTGTGGGCACACGAGCCTTGTTTCTTTGGCTGGGTGAAGGGGCAAAAGCCGCCCCGCGCCGACAAGGAATACCTGCGCTCGGTGTGGGACATTGAGGGGCTCAACAACGACGAGCGTCCGGATCATCCCACCCCCAAGCCGCTGGAATGTTTTGCCATCCCCATGCGCCAGCACACTCTCCGGGGCGAACTCTGCTACGAGCCCTTCAGCGGATCTGGCAGTCAGTTGATCGCCGGGGAGCAGTTGGGGCGGCGTGTCTTCGGCATGGAAATCAGCCCGGCCTATTGCGATGTGATCGTGAGACGCTACCTCGCTCTTGGAGAAGGCAGACGGGTGTTCTGCAACGGACAGGACGTGACGGAGAAATTCGCTCCGTCAGAGGTTGAGCAGTAGCTGCTGGTATTTGTCTTCGTCGTAGAATTTGACCCCGAGGCCCAGCAGGCGCACCCCTTTGTCACTGCGGGCATGGGCCTCTTCCAGCAGACGTATGAACACATCCAATTCGGGCCGGGGGTGGATGCACTCGCGAGTTGTCTGCTGAAAGTCGCTGAACTTCACCTTCACGACCAGCTTGTGTATACTCCGGTTTTCCACTTTGAGAAGGTCTTTCTGAAGTTCGTCATAGAGCTGATCAACCATGGGGACACACGCTTCCAGCGTGAGGAGGTCTTCCTGAAAGGTGCGCTCGGTGCTGAGGGATTTGCGGATGGTATTCGGATCGACCGGGCGCTCATCAATGCCCCGGCAGCGCTGGTACAGGTCGTAGCTCGATGAGCCGAAGTGGCGGATCAGCACATCCATGTCCAACTGCTGAAGCCCCCCGCAGGTCTGCACGCCGAGCTTTGCGATTTGCTCAGTGAGCACGGGACCCACGCCGGGTATCTTCCGCACTGGCAACGGCTGGATAAACGCCGCAACCTGATCGGGCGTGATGGTGTACTGCCCGTCGGGCTTCTTCCAGTCGCTGGCGATCTTGGCCAGCATCTTGTTGGCGGCGATGCCCGCCGAGGCCGTCAGCCCGGTTTCCTTAAAAATGCGCTGGCGGATTTCCCGGGCGATACTGCTGGCGTAGCGCGTGGAAGCGCTCACGTCCAGATAGGCTTCGTCCAGCGACAGAGGTTCGATCAGGTCCGTGTAGTCCGCGAAGATCCGGCGGATGTGTTCGGACTCCTTCTTGTAGGCCGGAAATCTTGGGCGGATAATCACGAGTCCCGGGCACTGTGTCTTGGCCCGCATCATGGGCATGGCGCTGCGCACACCGAACTGGCGGGCCTCGTAACTGGCCGTGCAGACCACCGATCGAGGATTGTCGCCGCCGACCGCGACCGGCTTGCCCCGGAGCCGGGGATTATCCCTGACTTCAATGGCCGCGTAGAAGCAATCCATGTCCACATGGATGATCTTGCGTACAGGTGATGCCGATCGGGCGTTCATGTTGACAGGGAGAGTGGGGTATGGGCGCGATTGATTACAGCATCGGTTTCACTGCCGCCGAGGTCGAGGAAATCCTCACCATCCAGAAGGCCGAGCTGAAGAAGACGCTCTCGGCCTACGCGGACAACGGGTCCAGCGTGACCAAGCGGCGCATCGACGAAATCCACGCGGTAATCGCTGCCTGCCAGCGTGCCCTGCAGAAACTCGACCCCGCGAAGTATCCGCCCACGGTGCGGGTCGGAGCCTCTCACGTTGACAGGCATTTTGATATGTGAAGCTCCTCGAACGTCTCGGTCGCCTCTTCGGTTCCAGTTCTTATGAAAACGCCAATGCCTCGCGGCGGCGCAGCCAGGTGCCGGGGGCCGCGCCCACGGACGCGAAGAAGGAACTGAGCAGCCACACCCGGCGCGAGTTGGTGCGCCGCTCCCGCTATCTGAACAAGAACTCGGGGTTTGCCCGGGAGATGGTGGCCGACATGGCGATCTACTCCACGGGCGACGGCATCCAGCCGCAGGCTATGACCGATGACCTGGAGTGGAATAAAGCCGCCGAAGACACCTTCTCGCGCTGGGCTAAGCGAGCCGAGATTACTCAGCGCTTCAGCTTCGAGGAGTGTCAGCACCTGGTCTGCCGGGGGCTGGACGTGGACGGCGAATACTTCTGCCTAAAAGTGCGCGACCGCTTCGGGCGTCCGCGCCTGCAACTGATCGAAGCGCATCGGATTGGAGAAGGATTCGCCTCCTCGGAAACCACCGATGGTATCCGGCTCGATGCCTACGGGGCTCCTGTCGCCTATCGGCTGATCCTCGACGACAACACCACCCGCGACATCCCGGCCCATGCGGTCATGCACATCTTCGAGCCGGAGTCGGCCAGCGGGGTGCGTCAGCCCCCGACCTTGCAGCACTCCATCAACCACATCCTCGATGAGATGGAAATGCTCGCCTTGGAAAAGCACGCGGTGAAGGACAACGCCGACATCGCCCGCATCCTCAAACGCGAGAATGGCGGGTTGGAGGAGTTTTCCGACTTCTCCGTTGATACCGGCTCGGAGGATACCCCTCCCCCGAGCGATCCGGTCAGCCTGCAACGAATCGTGGGCGGGAAGATCGTTTCCCTGCAACCCGGCGAATCGCTGGAGAGTTTTCAGTCGAACCGGCCCAGTCCGGTCTTCACTGGGTTTCTTGAGCACCTGAAGCGTGATTCCGCCGCCGGGATGCTGCCCTATGAGTTTGTGCTTGATGCCGGGAAGATCGGCGGCGCGGGCGTCCGCCTGATCGTAGCCAAGGCCGACCGGCGCTTTTCCTATCGGCAGATGATACTTATTCAGCGGCTGCTGCGTCCGACTTGGGGCTACGTGATCGGGGACGCCATCGACCGGGGAGAACTCGCCTCTGCCAAAAACTGGAACCGTGTCGGTTGGGTGTGCCCGCGCCGGGTGACGGTCGATGCGGGCCGGGAGGCCCAGCAGAACCGGGCCGACGTGGAGACCGGGCTCAAAACGCTTTCGGACCACTATTCGGAACTGGGGATGGACTTCCGCGAGGAACTGGAGCGCCGGGCGCAGGACGCCAAGGCCATCATGGAAGCCGCCGAGAAGTATGGCGTGCCCGTGAGCATGCTCTGGAAGCCGAGCGGCACGCAGATGGTGGCCCAGCCCGAACGGCCTGTTGACAAGGCGTCGGAAGAGTAACGCAGGCAATGGTTCATCCGGGATTCATTCCCCCGGAGACGCCGGTTCGATTCCGGCACCTGCACCCACTTTTATTTTCTCAGGAGAGAAACCAGCAGGCCATTCAATGCTTCCTCGAATTGCTCCTGAGACATCTGCTT